CTATTGTAAGCTATGTAATGTACATTTTGGAACAAATAAACTATATGAAGTTCATAATAACACAAAAAAGCATATTAAAATGACATTAAATCCAGAAATGACAATCAATAACACACCAAAAGTCGGTAACATATACCATTGTGGTATATGTCACTATAGTTGCCTTTGTAATAGTGATTTAAAAAAACATTTATTAACTAGGAAGCATCTTTTAGCAACAAATAGCAACAATGTTGTCACAAAACAATCGGCATATATATGCAACCATTGTCATAAAGAATATAATGATAGAAGTGGATTATGGAGACATAAAAAGAAGTGCTCCATTGGTCAAGAGAAAGAAATATCAAATACTAATAATATTCCTACTACAGATATAGATAAAGAAGTATTGATAAAAATGCTTTTGAAGAACCAAGATATAATGGAAGGTGTAATTTTAAAAAATACTATTGTAATGGATAAAATGATAGAGATGATGCCTAATATGGGAATGAATACAAATAGTAATAAATAAATTATTTGTTGAGATAATTATGGACAGTAACTGTATTATTAGTATTAGTTATATCTCCAGCTAAAATAGACTGTTCATACATAGTTCTTAGAATATCGTTTGGGGTAGAAGAACCGATTTTCAGCAAATTTTTCTCGTATAAATACCGTTTAATATCTTGCAATGGCTTTTGTTTTAATAATCCGTGTTCTCTTTTAATATTTCGTCTAGTTTTGTTATTTTTAATCAATACTGATATATTTTTTCCAGTTCTCCCCAATTTATATGTAGATTTTTTAGTTTTTTTAGTTTTTTGTTTGATTTTCTTGTAAGATTTCTTTAATTTCGCCAATTGTGATTGACGACTAGAATTACCAGCATTTTGCATAGAAATATTGCTTGAATTATGTTTTAGTGTTTTATTATGATATTGTCTATATGTTGGCTTTGATCCGCCTTTTAAGCAGCCGTATGGTGTATCAGGTTCTATCATAAAAGGTGGTTTAATAACATTATTTATATTTTCTGGTATAACGTGAGGAGCTGATCCGGATATATTATTATTATTATTAATAGGTTGAGGAATCATATTATTTAAATTAGTCATAGTATTTGCTAATGGTTGTAGATTAAAATCGCTAGGTAAATCGAGTGAAATTAATTGTGAATTATCAAATGAGATATTTGGTTTAACAGTATTATTTTGTATAGGATTTTTAAGAGTTTTTTGTTTTCGTTTTCGTTTTAGCATTTTTTCTTTTACCGATAAATTGTTTAAATATTCTAATGAGTCCATAAACTCGTTATGGAATCCGCTACTATCATCAAGTGTATTTTCATCAGGATTTTTTTTAATTTTTTCGTTTTGTTGATGTTTTTTAATTTTTTCAAGTAAATCTTTTTTTAATTTGTTTGGTTTAACAACTTGTATGGGTTTCTCTTTTTTAGGTTTTCTATTTTTTTTGGTTTTACTACCTCCCATTGAAGTCATGAATGAATCATTGAATAGAATGGTTTTTTTATCGTTCATAATATATTTTTAAAGTATAAAAAAATATTATGAAGTTTCAGCAATAAAGAGAATTATATAATAACATTGTTCGTTTATTATCTTCTCTTCTCTTTTTAGAGTCATTCATTTGAATAAATATATCAAATCCTTTCTCTAAATCTTGACTATTAATAAGAGTTTTTTCTTCTTTTGGTAAACAAAAAACTCTTCTACTATGAGCGATTTTAACCTTTGAAAATAGAGTTTCCATGTCTCTACCAAAGAATGCGAAGCAATCTTTATTTTTATCAAACCAATCATCAGATAAGGCTGTTTTTAATCCCCAACCACTGTCCTTAATTTTTTTTTCAAAAATTTGGCGTAGTTCTGAAGGCGAGTATTCATCAATTTTAAATTTCCAGGTGAATCTAGATTCTAATCCGGCATTATAGCTAAAGAAGCAATCTTTTAATTCTTGTTCATATCCAGCAATAATACACATAATATCTTTTTTATGATCACTTAGAGCTTCGCAAATAGTATCAATACATTCTTTGGAAAATGAGTCTTTTTTTTCGCTATTTCCTAAAGCATATGCTTCATCAATAAAAAGGACGCCTCCAACACATTCTTTAATAACATCCTTTGTCTTTATAGCAGTTTGTCCTAAAAAGCCAGCAACTAAATCTTCACGAGTAACCTTTTTAAAGACATTCTTCTTTAGTATACCTAAGTTGCTGAATATTTTACCCATAATCTTTGCGACTTCTGTTTTTCCTGTTCCAGGTGGTCCATAAATAACCGCGTGCATATAATCAGAATTATTAGGTGATACATTATGTAAATCTTGAACGAAGTATAAAATTTGGTCAACAATATTTTCTTTAATAGAATTCATTCCAATCATATCTTGTAGTTCTACAAGCGACGGCTTGATATTATGTAGTGCGTTCATATTAATATTATATTCAACGTTGTCCCGTATTGGGTATTTATCACATAATTCAATTAAATCAATTAACTTATCAATTGACGCATCAATAAGAATATGTTCCGTTATAACTTCTTCTTTAATTGGTGATAATGGGACATTAATAGATGACATTTGTTCAATAGTTTCCAGATATTGTGAAGATCCAGAAAAGAAAGGACTATTATAATACTTGAAAAAATCGTCTTCTGTTTGTTTTAAAAGATTTTGTAATAAAATAGGTTCTTTATCAATTGTATCATTGCTAGAATAAGTATTATTAGAATCAAGATATGTAATTAATTTATTAGGAGTATTCATTATATTAGCATTGAAGTTCTGGTTTATATTGGTTTCTTTGTATATTATATTATCCTTAATTAATTTTGGTAATTTATTGTAATTAGAAGATTGTAGTGGATAATAATTACGAATATGTAATAAAGAGTCATCGGTTGATAAATAAATTCTATTATTTGAGATATCTCGGACATTTTTAATACCCCGAAGTGTATGTTTATTTAAAATAATGTTGGGATTCTGAATCATATATATATAATTAATATTAAATAATATTATGATTTAATAAACTGATTTAAAAAAAAACTGATTTAAAAAAAAGGATATATTATATGCTAATAATTAAATATGTTAAACCTTGAGAAGGATATTAATGATAATTTGGGGAAGTATGTAGAAGCTCCCTGGTCAATCATAGAATCTTATTTTAAGGATCAACATTTATCACAACTGGTTAGACACCAATTGGAATCATATAATGACTTTGTTAATAATCAAATCCAAAAAACGATTGATATGTTTAATCCGGTCCGTATTTGTAGCGAAAACGATAAAGATAAAGATTCGGGAAAATATAAATTAGAAATATTTATAACATTTGAGAATTTTCATCTATACAGACCACAAATTCATGAGAACAATGGTGCATCTAAATTAATGTTTCCTCAGGAAGCTAGACTTAGAAATTTCACATATGCTTCCATGATGACAATTGATTTAAATATTAAGTATATTGTTCGTAGTGGTGACAATCTAGAAAATTCTCAAACATTTTATAAGAACTTGCCGGGAATCCACATTGGAAAATTGCCGATTATGTTGAAATCGTCTGTATGTGTATTAAAACAATATCAACATATTGATGAAAATGTGAGTGGTGAATGTAAATTTGATGCTGGTGGATATTTCATTATTAATGGAAGTGAAAAGACCGTATTGGGACAAGAACGAGCTGCAGAGAATCGTGTATATTGTTTTAATGTCAAGAAGGGAAATAATAAATGGAATTGGATGGCTGAAATCAAGTCTGTTCCAGATTTCAAATGTATTAGTCCAAAACAGATTAGTATGATGATTTCAAGCAAGAATAGCGGTTTTGGAACAACTATTCATATTCAAATTCCTAGACTTAAACAACCAGTGCCATTACTAGTTGTATTTCGGGCATTGGGTGTTATGTCGGATAAGGATATTTGCGAGAAGATTATTTTAAATATGGATGAAGACAAATATAAAAAGATGAAATATGGTCTTCAAGGAAGCATTGTAGATGCGAATAGTATTCTAACACAAGAAGATGCTATTCAATATTTAATGAATCATGTAATGTTTACCCCTATTAATATGGATAAAGAGACTGGGCTCAAAAAGAAAAAGGAATTCACAATGGATATTTTAAATAATGATTTGTTTCCCCATTGCCATGATAAGATTCAAAAGATTTACTTCTTAGGATATATGACAAATAAATTATTAAGATGTAGTTTTGAGTGGATCACTACCGATGATCGTGATTCCTATTTAAATAAGAGAATTGATTTAACTGGAACATTATTGAACAACTTGTTAAGAAATTATTTTAATAAACTAGTGAAAGATATGCAAAAGCAAATTGTTCGTGAAATTAACAATGGGTCCTGGCGTTCATCAGAAGATTATCTGAATATTATTAACACTACAAATATTTATAAAATTGTTAAGTCGACGACAATTGAAAATGGACTAAAAAGAGCACTTTCCACCGGCGATTTTGGAATTAAGAATGTAAACAGTAACAAAGTAGGTGTTGCACAAGTATTGAATAGACTAACCTATATTTCCAGTTTAAGTCATTTGAGAAGAATTAACACACCGATCGACAAGAGTGGTAAACTAATTCCTCCTCGTAAACTACACAATAGTTCTTGGGGGTTTCTATGTCCTGCTGAGACTCCAGAGGGTGCTAGTGTAGGTGTGGTAAAGAATCTAAGCTATATGACTCATCTTACAGTTCCTAGTAGTAGTGTTTCAATTCATGAATATGTAAAGCCATTTATCAAAGATTTATCAGAGGTTTCCACTTGTGATATGGACACCCACGTAAAAATATTTGTAAATGGAACTTGGCTTGGAATAAGTTCAACACCATACGAGTTATTTACGAGTTTCCAAGAAAAGAAATATAAGGGAATTATTAACATTTACACATCAATTATATTCGATTATAAAAATCGCGAAATTAGAATTTGTAATGACGCCGGAAGATTAATTCGTCCTGTATTACGCGTAAAAAATAATAATGTATTATTAACTAATGCTACACTAAATGATATTAAGTCTGGAGAATTAGATTGGAATGATTTACTAACTGACTGTAAAATTGACAATTCTGTGATTGAATATATTGATCCTGAGGAGCAAAGTTTCAGTATGATTGCGATGAAGCCTCAAGAATTACGAGCCGAAAAGCAGTTTATCTATAAATATACTCATTGTGAAATCCATCCGAGTACTATTTTCGGAATTCTAGCATCTTGTATTCCATTCCCTGATCATAACCAAAGTCCTAGAAATACATATCAATCTGCGATGGGTAAACAAGCTATGGGGATGTATGTTACTAATTACGATACTCGAATGGATAAGACCGCGTATGTATTAAGCTATCCAGCAAGACCTTTAGTAGATACTAGAGTGATGGGAATGGTTCATCTAGATAAAATTCCTGCAGGGTCTCCAGTGATAGTTGCAATTATGACTCACACTGGCTTTAATCAGGAGGATAGTCTTCTATTTAATCAAGGTTCAATCGACCGAGGTCTATTTCAGGCAACAATCTATCATACAGAAAAGGATGAAGATAAGAAAATTAATGGTGACGAAGAAATCAGATGTAAACCTGATCCGTCCAAGACAAAGGGTATGAAGTTCGGAAATTATGACAAGATTAATAATAAAGGCCTCGTTCCTGAAAACACAATGTTAGAGAATAATGATGTAATTATTTCAAAGGTGGTTCCCATTAAGGAAAACAGAAATGATCATACTAAGGTAATTAAATACGAAGACTTGAGTCGAACATATAGAACGAATGAGGAATCTTATATTGATAAGAATTTTGTTGACAGAAATGGTGATGGGTATAACTTCTGTAAAGTTCGTATTAGAACTGTCCGTCGTCCAGTGATTGGAGATAAATTTTCAAGTCGTCACGGACAAAAGGGAACTATTGGTAATATTATCCCAGAATGTGATATGCCTTATACAGCAGAAGGGTTGAAACCAGATATTATTATTAATCCTCATGCTATCCCATCTCGTATGACTATTGGACAACTAAAGGAGACTTTATTAGGAAAAGTGCTTGTAGAATTAGGACTATTTGGTGATGGAACATCTTTTGGAGATTTATCAATTGAAACAATTCGTAAAGAGCTTACTAAAGTAGGATATGAATGTAATGGTGAAGAAGTAATGTACAATGGACTAAGCGGAGAACAGATTGAGTCAAGTATCTTTATTGGACCAGTATTCTATCAGAGATTAAAGCATATGGTTCGCGATAAACAACATAGTCGTTCTATTGGACCAATGGTAAATTTAACAAGACAGCCTGCAGAAGGTAGAAGTCGTGATGGTGGACTTCGTTTTGGAGAAATGGAGCGTGATTGTATGGTTTCACACGGTGCTTCGAGATTTACGAGAGGAAGATTATACGATGCTTCGGATAAATATCAAGTGAACGTTTGTAAGAAATGTGGTATGATTGCTGCTTATAATGATAAAATACATATTCATGTGTGTAAAACGTGTGATAATAGAACTGATTTCAATTATGTAGAAATTCCGTATGCGTGTAAACTGTTATTTCAAGAACTACAGACAATGAATATTGCGCCTAGAATAATGACTTAGATGACTATATTATAGTTTAGCAAAGTTTATATAAATTTTTTATATGCGAGATATATATATATATATAATGCCTGGTTGTGGAAATCAAAATGATAATACTAGATATGTAGCTGCCGGTAGACCCGGAATTGCATTAAGATTACAAGGTGGAGGAGCCAATAGTTCTTCTGGAACTGGTATGGAAGGTGGGTCTAATCGTCAAATGATGAGATTAAATCTCCGTCAAGCATGGAATGGACAAGCCGCTACTGGAGTATCAAATGGTCTTAAAATATCTGCTACTCCTTTTAGAGCTGTCAATAACGCTGGTGATTTATTAAATCGCAAAAATTATACATCTGGTGGGTCCAATCAAGTAAATACTGGACGCATTAAACTTGCTTCTAATCAATCCGCTAATGTTTTAGGAGGAAGTATTTTTGCCAAGCCCGATGGCACTGGTGTTCCAAGTTCTAATACCAATGTGAAATGGGTATATGATGGTTCTGATTATACAAAATTTAAGAAACAACAAGCAAATAACAGAAACTTCAATGATTCCTCATTTGGTGGTGCTGGAAAGAGTAACACATTTATTGCTCTTAACCGTGTAAGAAGATAAATATAAATTTTATATATAATCTATAATATATATAAAATGAGTGGATTAATGTTTACATATAGTTATAATGGACCTGCTAATCAAGGAATATTATTAAAAAATAGAGGTGGTAATGCTATAGTAAATGCTAAGGGTGGTATGCCTCAAAAATTTTCTCCATCTGCTGGAGATTCCATGTTTTCTAATGCCAGATCCGTATATAGACAGGATGGAGGAGGTGGTGCTTTATTATCCGGACATTACGATGCTTCGCAACAAATCGCTTTAAAAAAACTTAATACAGTAGGTCAATCTTCTATGTTACAAGATACAGTTGCATTTCAAGGACAAGCTGTTAAAAAAGACTCCTATAGAAATAGTGCTTTAGCAAGATGTAGAGGTGGTGGATGTGTAGCTCCAAAAAAGAAGGGAGCGTTAGAAAATAAGTTTAAATCTGGCGGAAGATCTAGTGTCACTGGTACAGGAAATAGACAAGTGTTTGCGTAATTTTTTTGTAAGTCAAATATATACAATGAATAAGTTTCTCGTCGAATTTTTAGGAACCCTCTTCTTTCTTTATGTAATTCTTGCCACAGGTAATGCTTTAGCAATTGGTGCTGCATTAGCTATTGCTATTCTTGTAGGCGGTAAAATCTCTGGAGGAAACTTCAACCCAGCCGTATCTATTATGATGGTTGCTGCCGGTAAACTTCCCAAGAATGATTTAATCCCATATATCCTTGCTCAAGTAGCAGGTGGTTTAGCTGCTTTAGAACTTTTTAAACGCGTTAAACTCTAAATAGTTTAAAAATCTAATATCATATAATATTTTCTATAATTATATTATATAATGTCAACTATGTCCATGACTACACCACCAACATCACCTGCAAGAGCACCAGCAAGAACACCTGTTGCACCAGGAGCTCCTGTAAAGAAGGTTCCTGTTAAATCAATGACTACACCACCAACATCACCTGCAAGAGCACCAGCAAGAACACCTGTTGCACCAGGAGCTCCTGTAAAGAAGGTTCCTGTTAAATCAATGACTGATCACGCAACCAATGCTTCCGCAGCTGCTTCAAAAGCCTGGTCTGGATTTACTGGAATGTTTGGATCTAAACCTGCTACTGCCGCTGCACCTGCCTCTCCTGGTGCCACCATGGGTGGAAGAAAATCCAAAAAGGCTAGAAAGTCCAAAAAGGCTAGAAAGTCCAAAAAGGCTAAAAAATCTAGAAAATGTACTAGATGTACTAGATCCAAAAAATGCCCCAAATGTAAAAAGACTAGAAGAAATCGTTAATTACTTTATCAAATATTATATATATTATTTACAAATATCTATATATAATATATTATGTCGCGTCGTCAACAACAATATTCAAGAGATTCAAGAGATTCAAGAGA